CGCAAATAATTTCAGTTCTACAATCTCGAATTGCAATATCTCTGCACCAGTTCATCAAGACCACGCTAATGTAAAAGGTGCTATAAATATGATAATTACCAAAAGGAGGAACAGTAAGGGCGGTAATTTGCATGTTCCAGATTATAATGCCACATTCGACCAGACTGATAACTCTTTATTGGTATATCCAGCTTGGAGAAATAGACATGGAGTAACTCCTATTATTCCTACATATCAGGGAGGCTATAGAAACTCTCACGTTTGGTATGCGCTAGATTCATTCCACAAACTACAAAAATAGTGACTAAAAAAAAAGCTACACAGTCAGAAAAAGAATATAGAACTTACAGAATTGCTGGACTATTATCTCGTGGTGTAACGCGGTCAGAAATAATAAAATATACCGCGGCTGAGTGGGGACTGAAACTTAGACAAACAGAACAATATATTCAAGATGCTCGTATAGTTTTAAAGAAAGATTTTGACATTGATAGAAGGCAGTTTACCGCGGACTTATTAAGCCAGCTTTCTACCTTACAAAAAGAAGCCAGAAATAGTAATCAATTAAACGTTGCTTTAGGTTGTATTAACTCAATGGCTAAGATTGCACAAATTTCAACATGAGCATCTTAACTAAAGAAGGATCTGTATTAGACATTAGGGGCAGTAGTGCAATTTCTTTAGATGTAGATGAACTTTTAGAAAAAATAAGAAATGATCTCCATGAACCTCAAAGAGAATTTTTTGATAATAGTAATACTGAAATACTAGGATTGTCGGCTGGTTATGGTGCAGGGAAAACTAGAGCGCTTTGTGCTGTTTGTGTAAAACTTGCAGCACTTAACGTAGGATTTACTGGTGCAGTTATGGAGCCAACTGGTCCATTGATTAGAGACATATGGCAAGCTGATTTTGAACAGTTTTTAGAGTATTACGAAATACCATATACATTTAGAGCTAGTCCATTACCAGAATATGTTTTGCATCTTCCAAAAGGTGATACAAAAATATTATGTAGAAGTTTTGAAAACTGGTCTAGAATAATTGGTCTAAATTTGGCGTTTGTTTTAGCAGATGAAATCGATACAGTAGCACCATCTGTTTGTGATAGAGCCTTTCCAAAAATATTAGGTAGGCTTAGATCTGGAAATGTAAGACAATTCTGTGCAGCTAGTACACCAGAGGGGTTTAGATGGATGTGGAATACTTTTGGTTCTGAAGCTGCTCAGGAAAGGGAGGATAGAAAATTAATACGCATGAGGACGCAAGATAACCCACATTTGCCAGATGATTTTATTGAAAGAATGCAGGCAAACTATGATCCAAGTATGTTGCAAGCTTACCTCAATGGAGAGTTTGTTAATCTAACAACTGGTCAAGTTTACGATAGGTTTACAAGAGAAAAAAATGTAATAACAGCAAAACCTGATATTGGACTTGATCCTATACGTGTAGGGATAGATTTCAACATTGGAAACATGAACGCAGTTATAGGTGTAGTTCAAGATCAAAAATTGTTAATATTTGATGAGATTAGCGGCTCTCACGATACTGACTCTATTGCTCAAGAGATCAAATCCAGATACCCTATGAACAAGATATACGTTTACCCAGACGCTAGTGGAGGCAACAGGAGTACCAATGCAAGTCAAACAGACATTCAAATTCTTGAAGGATATGGGTTCAGCAATCAAAGCCCGCGTTCAAACCCGCCAGTCAGAGACAGGATCTCTTCCGTACAGGCTTTATTATGTAACGGCAAAGGGGAAAGCCGTTTTCAAATCCATGCCAGTTGCAGAAAGCTAATTGAGTCTATGGAACTTCAGTCATATACAGAAAAGGGGGAACCAGATAAAGAGTCTGGTTATGACCACATGGCTGATGCTGTAGGTTATTTAATATGGCGAGAGTTTAACCCATTATTTGCTCGTGCGGGCAGACCTACAGGGATTAGAATATATTAAGAACATGGTACTATTGAGGCAAAACTGTGTATAGCTCACTAAATATTTACAACCAGCAAATAACTCAGGCTCCTACAACAGTTGCTAGTCCTAATGCGGCATATCAGAGAATGTCTCAATTTTGGGATCTGATAATAGACTTGAAAGAAGGTACATACAAAATTAGAAGTGAACATAGAAAATATTTACCACAGGAAGCAAGAGAAACAGACGATAGCTATGACGTAAGACTTAGTAGGTCAACAGTAGTGCCATATTTGCAGCGTATAGAAAAAATGTTATCAGGCATGCTGGTAAGAAAACCAGTAAGACTTGATGACGTATCTGATCTAGTAAGAGAGCAACTATTCGATGTAGATTTAGAAGGTAATGATCTCAATATTTGGCTTTATCAAACTGCAAGAGCAGCTATCAGCTTTGGTCATGTAGGAATATTAGTAGATGCTCCTAAAGAAGGCGACAAAACTAGACCTTATTGGGTAACTTATACACCGAAAGATATATTGGGTTTTAGGTCTGAAATTATTGATGGTTCAAGACAGCTTACACAGGTAAGATTAATGGAACAAGTTGTTGAACCTGATGGCAAATATGGTGACAAGATTATAAAACAGATCAGGGTATTAGAAAGAGGTAGGTACGAAATTCATAGAAAAGATGAAAAAAAAGGAGAATATAAGTTATTTGATGAAGGTGAAATGAGTCTTAAAGATAAAATACCTTTTGCTATCGCATATTCAAACAGAGTTGGTTATTACGAAAGCCGCAGCCCGCTATATGACATAGCAGAACTAAACCTTAAGCATTATCAAATACAATCTGACTTAGATAATATTCTTCATATTAGTTCTGTTCCTTTGCTTGCTGTCTTTGGCTATCCTAATTCAGATGAGATAACTACTGGACCCAATGAAGCACTTTCATTACCACCAGAGTCAAGAATGGAATATGTTAGTCCATCGGGCGATAGTTATGACAGTCAATTCACAAGGTTGAAAGATATTGCAGAACAGATTAATACATTATCTTTAGCAGCAGTACTTGGACAAAAGTTAGTAGGAGAAACAGCAGAGGCTAAGAGAATTGATAGGTCACAGAATGACAGCACAATGATGGTCGTAGCACAGCAGATGCAAGATTTAATTGATAACTGCCTCAAGTTTCATAGTGAATATTTAAATGAACCTAACGCTGGTAGCTCCTTTGTTAATAGAGATTTCGTAAGTGCAAGATTAGAGCCACAAGAGATTTCAAGTTTACTCACATTGTTTACTGCTGGAACTATCAGTCAGGAAACATTACTAAAACAACTATCTACAGGTGAAGTGCTTGGAGATGATTTTGACATTGAGGAAGAGATCGAAAGTACACAGAAGGGAGGGCTAACAGAAATAGATCCACCGATGGAACCAGAGATAGAAGATGAGGAGGAGGAAGAGGGAGAAGAATGATAAATGAGTATTCCAGAGGTATTTTTTAGAGAGACTATTGACCTAAATAGATATAGTAACGCTGTTGCTAATAAATTTGTAGAAAACTATGTTCAAGTAATTTATGATGCTGCCGAGCAACTAGTTAAATTAGATATAAGACAAAAAGCTGCACCAGCGGGTGTAGTTATAGCACCACAGACAAGAAACAGACTGAGATCAATAATTGCACAATCAAAAGCAAGCATGGATAGGTGGTCTAAAGATACTACTAAGCAGATGATTAGGGAGTTAGAAGGGTTAGCAAAAATTCAAACAGGATTTATTGAGGGTGAATTACAAAAGGCTGTTAAATCTGGCAATATCCCTATCAATTCAGTAGCTGTTAACCAAAGGTATGCAACTTCTTTTGTTAAGACAGATCCCACGAAGATCAATATATTTACCAGCAAACAATTCACTGAAGATGATTTTATTAAATTTGGTTCGGGTAAGTTTGAGCTAACTGCAAGGCAAGGTGCAATGATGACGTTGCCTAATGGAGATACAGTAGAAAAAGCTTTTAGAGGTATAGCGGCAAGAAATCAAGAATTATTAGCAAGAACTATTAGAGCTGGTGTTTTTAGTGGAGAATCAACAAATCAAATAGCCAGAAAATTAGTAGGAAAATTAAATTTTGAAGATACTCTTAAAGCTGGCGGCCAAGCCAAATTAGCAACACATCAAATAAAAACAGTTGTTAGAACCTCTGTTAACCAAGTACAGAACCAAGCATCACAATCTGTATATGCAGCAAATAGTAAAGTAGCACCTAAATATGAATATGTTGCAACGCTAGACAGCAAGACAAGTAAAATATGTCAAAGGTTAGATGGCCAAAAGTTTACATACAACAAAGGTCCAACACCACCACAGCATTTCAACTGTAGATCTACAACTGTTCCAGTAGTTGATTACGAAGGCTTAAGTAAACGTCAAGGTTTTGAAGGTTTAACAGAACCGCCAGTAGGAAAGGTAGTTAGCAGACCTAGTGCAACTGGTAGAGTCCCACAGGGTACTCAGTATGGTGATTGGTTATTGCAACAAGATAAAAAACTACAAGTAAAGACTCTAGGTACTGACAGAAAAGTTAATGCCTTTAAAAAATTAGCTAAAAAGGAAGGTTCAGGGCATTCAGCGTTAAGAAAAATAATACGGAATGATGGAACAGAACTACCACTCGATAAATTAGAAAAACTATATGCTAAACCTAGTGCTGTTAAGAAAGTAACAACAAAAGTAGCTGCACCTGTAGCGAAAGCACCGAAGATTAGGACATCACCAGCTTTTTCAACTGAAGGTGTCGATACATGGCTTACTAAAAACAAATTTGGCGATATTCAAGAATTTACAGAGGATAGCTTAGACAGCATGGAAAGTTTAGGCGGTTTGACAGAGAAAAATATCAAGAAGATGAGATTATTTATGAAAAAAGGCAATGTTGTTAATCAATTCAACATGAAATACGAAAAAACTAAGAATTTTACTGATTTAAGACAGAGATTCTTGACAGGAGAAAATTTAAAAGCCTTTGAAAAATCAAATGAAACTGTTGTGAAAAGATTCCAATACATTAATAAACTAGATTCTAAGGATTTATCTTCTAACACCAAAGATTGGAAAGTAATTTGGAATGGTAGGGGCAATATGGGAATGGGTTCTCAAAAAGATTTATTTGAAAGAAATATAAATTTGCTAAAACAAGGCAAAATGCTAGATTCAAGTTTCCAAAAAAGAGTAGTAAATAATTTATTTGGTAATGCTAGTGGCAATGCTAATGGCTATACTATTATGAACTCTGGAATGGTTCATACAAGATTAAGAGATGGTGCAAGAAAAATAACAGTCTCATCTGCAAAAAAAATAAAGAAGAGTGCAGCCCAAACTTTAGAAACTAACTTCAAATTCAGTAAATTTAAAGGTTCAGCCTATGAACGATACAGGCAAGGAATTAAAGAAGGTGTAAGCGAAGTATGGTCTAACTCGCACCCTATGGACGCAAGTATTGATTGGTTCTCTACATTAGTGCATGAAATGGGGCATCAAGTTCATTACCAAGCAGGTGCAGGTAATTTAGGAAGACAGTTTATGAAACTAAAAGGTATGACATTTCCTACTGAATACAGTCGTAAAAATGCTTTGGAACAATTTGCAGAATCTTTCACTCAGTATATTTTTAACCCAGAAGGGTTGCAAAAAAACGCTCCTCGTCTGTATAACTGGGTAGAACAAACATTAGACCAAGCAATTAAAAACACATGACACCAACAGAAGCACTAATACTATCAAGAGAGTTTCCTAAAAACAGAACAGTACCAAAGCGTATTTTTGAATCTATGGAAAAAACTAGAGGAGACAACAGGAAAAAGTTTGAACAGATTGTTGAAGGTTTATTCATTGATTGCAAGGAAGACGAAGATTTTATTTTGCTAAACAAATATTTTGGGTAGCTATGCCAATAAAAAAAGGTAAATCACAAAAAATTATCTCTGCTAACATTCGTATGTTGATGAAAGAGGGCAAAACATTAAAG